TAATCCTGACAATTCAGTTCTGATGGAATTTAGTGGGATATTTTTTAGCACAAACTTGCTGTTCGTATTAGTAAGATGATTTAGATAATCGGGGTGTAGATTCTCATCGTGGTGCTGTCTTAGATACGCAATCATATCTTCTGTAGACATATCATTAGAGAAGCCTTCCGCCACCTTCTTATTCTTGTTATCAAGCATACCACGCTTGTTGGCGGTTGCCCAGGCGATATTTTCTGCTTCTTTCGAGGACTTGCCAAGTTTCTTCTCGCTTGATTTGACATGACCGACCATGCGATCTACCTTGGCGCCTTCTTCGACTGACTCATACTGGTATGTACCAAACGCATTAGCATAATTGCGGCCATCTTCTGTGTCGGTATGCTCCTTATCACCGGTACCGTTGCAAGTTGGGCATATAACTTTAGTGGCACCTTTCTTATTGTCTGGGTATAGTTTGCCACCGAGTTTATACTGCACCTTGCGACCATGACAAGCAGTGCAGTTTGTATTCTGGTGTTTGATAGTTTGACCGGGCATGTGATCTACATCATGCGGGAAACCCTCGCCTTCGTGTAGGCTGTTAGCATACTTCGCTGAAGTTTTGATACCTTTGAGTAGATTGCTACCTTTAAGTTTCTTCTCCGGAGTGCGCTTTTGAACGGTTTCAAATGGTTGAGCGAATGTTGCTACAGCGCCTGCAGTTGTTGAACATTCTTCGAGGTGTTTGATTTGCATAGTATATTTCCACTTATATACTATTTATCAAAATTGGTTTAAAGAGAGTTTATTTTCGAAGCAAGGGCGGATTATGGTTATGCTATCGTCCAGCCTTTGTGTATTCGTCTTTTATTACGGACAACTGAATTTAAATTTGGCTGACATAGATCATATTTCCTAATTAGGTCGTATTGAGTTAACGTTTCTATAATCCCTGTAGTGTGGATGAAGGTGTAAATTGTATGATCGTATTTGTAACTATTTTTGCCACTCAACTTTTCTTTAACTTCGGGTCTATTTTGTACTTCTTTTTGAAGTACGCTATTCCGAGTGCGATAATCTATGGATTGGTGGGCATCTATTTGCTTTTTAATATATTCTTTATTTTTCCATAACATTTTGTGGGAATCTGAATTTTTAAGTTTTGTAGCCGGCCTATTTTGAATTTCAGTGGCTAGCGCCGAAGTCATACCTTCGCCCCCGCCGTTTTCTTTAATCCGGTTAGCCCATATTTTATTGCCGAAATCATCCTGGCCGGTTACTACCCTCCATAGGCTACTATAATACATTCCCCAATAGTACAGTTCCTGTCTGCTCTGACAGGCAATAATAATTTCAGTTGAATGTTCTTTTCCGTGACGCATGAGATGGATCAACCAATCTTTACCGGATCCGAGATATTTGTGTGGGTCTTTGCGTTTTGTCTGACAAAGATATTTTAAACCGGTAATATTATGGGTCTTAACCATAAGATAATAAATAGTCATGCTGATTGCTCCTTGGGCATTAGAGTAGTTGGGAATTCCACTTCCGCGAACTACACTACTATTTATCTTTTTGTTTTGCCATCGGCCCGGGCAAACTGAGGAATTCCTGATCTTTTTATTCCACCTAACCCTAATTTTTTAGCATTTACTTGGATCGTATCCGGCTTGATATCTACAGTTAACGCTGTTTTGTATCTTGGATCATTCTTTTGAGCGTTGCTTGGGATGTAACCTGATGCTGATTCAAACATCGCGTCTACATCTTTTGATGCGACACTTATATTACTGACTGGGACCGGAGAAGTAATCACAACTTCATATTCTGCACCAGGAGTATATTTACCTTGTAGTCCTGTCGAATCTATAGCCAGTAGTGCCAGAGTTTCATTCTCATCGAACTGATCACCTAACCAATTCATCAGCGCATCTTCGACTGATACCTTATCGGGGAAACAGAATATACCAGATTGTTCGTTGTATATTTGTGCTGATCTACTTCCTACTTTCGGTATCAACCCTTTACTCATTATGCCAGGCAGATTCTTCGCCGGAGTCACATGATACAATACTTTAGGAAGAGTAGACGTTGATTCTTCCAATTGAGAATACTGTCCCTCGATACTCAATCTTCTGGAATGAAGTTTATCTCGCAGAGCATACAGCTTAGTGATCTGGCCAGTTGTTCGTATTGCTTTGTATGCAAGATTCTCTGGTCCGAACTCGCCGCCTTGGTCAAGCCCTGCTTGTCTGTAGCGATGTATTGTTTTGATCAGATGATTTATCTTATTCAGGTCAGATGTTTTCAACGCTCTGTCTATCAACTTCGACAGTTTTTCATACTTCGCAGCCGTTGCTGTTTGATCGAAGTTTGCTCTACGCTTACTTGGGATTCTGATCCACTCATCACGCAGAATACTATACTCACCGACGCTTGTAACCTGATGATTTGAATCCTGAATGTACAACTCAACTGGAATGTGTCTGATTGTTATGTCGTGTGTGTCGTTATAGATTGTCTTTTTCGCATCAAACAACTCCAGATACATTGCGTCATTATTTAACTTCGACATATCCACAAGTAGATGTAAATCTAGATCAGAGTGTTTCGTATAACTGTATGCTGCGTTTGAACCGGAGATTGTGATATCAACCACGTTAATATCAGACAGACCCATTTCTTCAATGAAATCTTCAGCGATGATTTTCAGTTGCTTTTCAACTTCAGGATGTAGGTGACGACCTCTGAAAAGTTTAGGGTTCAGTTCCGTGTGAAAAGTCACTGCGTCTGCCAGTTTAAATGAGTCGAGTTCTTTGAGATCCATCAAGTATTTATCGGATAGATTTACAATGGTCAAAGTGGTGCCTCTTCATAACTACGCACCCGCCGGATTTGCCACAATGTGGACAAGTTATCACCTCTTGCTTTCGCCCTCTTAGTTGCGCTGATCGGTTTTCAATAACTTCAGGTCGTTGTTTTCTGCCAGTTACCGTAGCAGTTCGCTTGGCTATATGTTCAGGGGATAACTTTCTACCCTTCAATGCTGCACTGCGCTTCGCATTACGCTCAGGAGAATGTTTTTGACCGCGTTGTCTTTCGCTTTTTCTGGATATTTCTTCCGCCGCTTGTTTACTACCTATCAGTGATGCGTTGCCCCAATTTCCATTTTCTTTGCGTGTTTTATGTCGCTTTTCAATAGTATCAATTGTCTGTACCTGCCCTGATGCTCCTTCTCCGCCATCAGTCATATTTCTTAATATGCCTGTTCCGAGGTCTTTACGACCGTACTCTTTAATGAGTTGTCGTTCCTTACTAAACGCTTCCTCCTCAGTGAGCATATGCTCAACTATAACAATGCGGGTTTGATCAATTGGAGATCCTGATCGCCAAGCTCTGCGAGTCATACCTTTTCCTACATAATATGGACTCTGGTCTTCCCGAAGCCACATATATACATAGAAGCCAGTTGGTGGATTTAGTTTAGAATAAGCAATCATACTATTATTTAGTCCTATTACTGCGAGGATAGGAAAAGGCTCCGAAGAGCCTTTTATTTGATAAAGACTTTACTTAATCTCGTTTCCGTCTTGGTCTATTAGTTTGAAGCCTTTTTGTCGCTGTTGATCTAAATACATGGGTCCGATCGTATTCAACAAGTGTTCCTGATTTTCCATACAGAAAGTATAAGTGCCGGTGTGACGCAGCAGAACTCGTTTGTCCATCCAAATTTTTCCGCCGATATCTCTAAAGTTTTCACAGAAACACCAGTCTTCGCTATAGTAACGATTTTGACGAACTGCGGTGTCGAAATATGTTTTCAGATGTTTGTCATATTTCGGATCAAGACCGATATCGTTCACATATTGCTTTACTGCCGGGTGAGATTTCAACTTCTCAAATACGTGTTTCTTCATCAACAGGAAGCCTGTGCCCGCTTTGCTGACTTCTTGTAGTTGATCAGGTCCTTCTTCGGCACCATCAAATCCATTAACAACCCACTTGACTGGCATTGTCTTCATTGGATATAGTCCACCGATAACGTCAACGTCACGATTCAACAGAACTAACAGGTGCCATGGTTCCCAACCAATGTCTGCGTCAACGAAGAACAAGTGAGTGGCATCTGGCATGTCCAAAAACTTTGCTGTCAGTGTGTTTCGTGCGCGAGAGATAAGCGATTCGTTGACCATTGTTTCCAATGTCCAATCGATGCCAAGCTGTCGTGCGGTGTTTGACCACTTGATAAACGACATGAATGTAGATTCAGTCAGCATACCACCATAACATGGCATTCCAATGTGAACCCGTGTTGTTTTCAGAAAGTCTACGTTGACTTGTACTGTTCCGGGAGCAGGTTCGGATACCGGTGCTGCTGGGTTTTGTTCTACGATTTCTTGTAACTTTTCAACTGGAATAGTTGCTGCTTCTTTTTTCTTTGCCATGAGATCCTCTGTAAGATAGAAATATTTACTCTGGCCAAAGTGGCTCAAAATATTTCTATTTACCCTATAGCAGGGCGGTCAGAGGATATTGTTTAACCTGATTGAAAGGTTTGATTGGTTTGGACAACTGGATGTCCGAGCCTTCATCAACATATGGTTCAGGAAGCCTTAATTTTTTGCGTAAATGAGGTGGAATATTCTTCAACAGTTCATTCTCCTGCTTGGCATGATCCTTGTCCAAAGCCCTTCCTATACCGTCACATCTTCTTAGAACTTTTTGGTGAATCTTCTCTCTCTCATCCGGGGTAGTTCGTTTCCAATCTGCTTGCCTAATACTCTTGGTATTACGGTCACATGCCTTTCCTGCATAACTATGTAAGGTGTCCGAATGGAGTTCATTTAGGTCACCCTCGGTTGTCAGATTAGTGGTGAATTGTTCGTCAACTTCAGAAGTGTTGCCACGTTGAATTTCACTGGTATTGTATTCCCATGTATCGGGCACGATCAACCCTAATACCGTAATGGCGTGTTCCGCATCATTTGATTTTTTAAAATACGCGGCAAATTCCATGGGTCGTTGTTTATCTCCGAACGTTGCTTTTGCAAGTCTAGGATATCGGTCACCGTCTTCAAATTCTATATAATTTATTCCGGCGCTATCAGCCGATATTTTTGTTATTCTTTTTGCCTGTGTAAATCCACGACCTTCAATTTCTTTCCAGGCGAAGTTTATCTCAAAATCTAAAACTGCCAAGGAATCTCCTACTTTGATCCGACCAGGATAGTCAAAGGTTTCAACCCGATGGATAAATTGTTTAATTTCATTATGGTTGTCTGTTTCATTTATCTTTTTAATACTTGATACCATTCTCTGTGGGAATTTTTCACTTTCGTAGAGAGAATATTTCTTCTTAAAATACGAATAGATTTGACTTTCGTTGAGTGAATTTGAGTTGAATTTTAACTCAACTCCTTCATCCGGCGGTAATACTTGAATCTCAGTTCCCGGGAACACCACAACCATTTCGCTGTCAGTCTGCGTTTGAAGTGCCTGATAGCCTCGAGCCTGTAATACTTTGACACATACTGCCAAAGTTTTATAGTCACGGTCAAACAGTGCGTCAAGCACTTTAGCGTCAAACGAGTTTGGATCGTTCCAGTTATCAGAATCGGCGACATACACTTTCGTGGCGTTGACTTTTGCGGTAGTTAGCGCGTCACCGTATTCCTCTGCCCATTCTTTATGGGGACTGAAAAATACACCGTAGGGTGGAATTCTGAACTTGCTTATCTGGTGTTCACCACCGTGATACAGAACATCCGGAAGACTTGAGGATGAGGTGTCTTCTGTTACACCTTGATGACTATCAATCTCGCCTAACTTGTTACGGATAAGTTCTATTAACTTCTGGTGCGTTCCTGATAAGGCGCGATGCTTTTCAATATAGTCTAAAATCTTTTCAGTTTCTGCCCTATACTTCGCCCTCCACTCTGGAGTTTTAGCAGTAGCAATATCTTGAACATTGTCGAGTCGATCGGCAAGTTTTATCACCAGAGCATAACTGCTCATAGCAGCCATTTTCTGTGCCAGATAATCAGCTTTGCCCATTTGTTGAATCTTCTCTTTGTCGCTAGTTAGTTCTTGAACTAGTGAGGCAACTAAACCACCGAATAAATCGTGTAGGGCTTCATGAGTGGTGTCAGTATCTTCTACGGTATCATGTAATAGTGCAGCACTGATTAACGCATCGAGGTTGTGTGATTTCTTGTATTGCTTGATTGAATCTGCTACACTTATCG